TATCCCGGGCTGGGAAGTTGCCAACGCCGTCGACGCCGACACCGGCCTCGGCGTTCAGGTCATCATGGGCCAGGAGCAGTCCGGCTTCATGAACGTGACCTGCACGCTCCTCGCGGGCGCTGCCGTGGGTCGCGCGACGAGCCTCGTCCGCCTCAAGACCGCCTAATAGCGGCCTAGGGTTCAAACAAGGGCTCCCTTCGGGGGGCCCTTTTTTTGTGCCCCTTTGCCAAGGCTCGCAAGGATGTGAGCCTCTACTCTGAGTTCCTGCCCGACGCCAAGGAGATCCTCGCCGACCTAGGGGTGGCGGGCTCGTGCAACAATGGGGCCATCACGTTCGTCTGTATGCTGTCCGACCCGGCGATGACCCAGTCCTTCGAGGCTGGCGGCTTCAAGGAGCAGACCCAGCACACCGTCCGCCTCGCCGCCGCAACGGCCTCCTGGAGCCTCCCAGACGGGTCTAATGGGGCATCGGCGGCGGTCATCAGCGCTGGGGCCCCCATCGCCTCCCTCGCCATCGGCAAGAAGATTGTCGCCGGGGGTAAGACCCTCCGCATCACCGGGCAGACCTACAAGCCCGCGTCGGCTTGGATCACGCTGGTCGTCATCGACGACAACCAGTAAAGCATGGGCCTCATCCCCCAGTCGAAGCAGCAGTTCATGGCTGCGCTGTCCGACTATGCCGCGGGAATGGGGAAGTCCATGGAGGACGCCGGGGTCTTGGGTGCGGGCAATCTTTGCTATGCCGCGCTCGAGCTGACGCCCCCGATGGTTGAGGCTGGTGGGCAAGGCCTGAGCAAGGAAGCTAGGGCCGCTGGCTATATGGCGGTCGAGCGTGACATTCGCGGGCTGTTCGTCGCCCAGGATGAGCGCAAGGCAGCGGCGGTCGGGGTCGCCCTGAACAACCTTGCGGCGGCAATCAAGGCTGGCAACCGCGGGAAGTTCGAGCGCATCCGGCAGCAGGCTAGCCTACAACGGACGAACCTCATCAACTCGGTCATGCGTAAGATTGTAAGCGACACAGACCCGGCTCGTGCCTTTGAAAAGGCGACCAACTTCTTCAACAAGTCCAACCCTGTCCAGACGGTCAACCAGCAGGAGATCGTGACCGACATTCGCAAGGTGCACCTGTCCAAGCGCCACATTAATTCAAAGGGGCGAATGCGGACGACCAAGGGGACGGGCTCGTACTTGGGCAAGTACGTCGTGCAGTCCAAGTCCGCGCTCGAGGAATACATCAAGGCGACCCAGATGCACGTAGGCTTCATCAAGTCCGGCTGGTGGCAGGTGCTTTCGACCCTTCCAAAGGTTGCGGGCAAGAACGTCTACAAGGGCTCTGAAATCCCTGTATGGGTAAGGCGCCACGCGGGCACCGGCTACGCTACGCTCGTGCGGAACAAGGAGGGCATCAACATCGTCATCGGCAATAGGGTCGGCGACAACGACAGCCAGGCGTCGAAGAACAACGTCCAAGGTGCCGCTCGTGCTCTGGCTATGGCTAGGCTCATCTCTCAGCTCGAGGCCTACCAGAAAGACCAAGCCGCCAAGTTTAACGGCAAATAATTTATGGGTACCAAATCAATTCGCCACATCGTCGAGGCCAACGTCGCCTCGCACCTCGCAGCCGAGTCCGGCCTGACGGGGGTCAACATCTACACCGGCGACGACGGCGACATCAACGTCCTGCCGAAGGCCATCGTCTTGTGCGACTCGGCCCGGACGCCCGCCGACCTCCCCGAGGGGGCTGGCAATTACGATTGCTCCGTCCGCGTCACGATCTTCTCGAACGCCGACGACACGACCCTCGCCGACCACCGTGCCCGATGCGCCGCCCTGGCTGGCTCCATGCAAGACCTCGCTGGCCTCAAGGCGGTCTTCGTGGCCTCGGGGGATGCGACCCTCTACGACGTCACCCCGAACACCGAGGACGAGGGCAAGGACGAGCGCAGTTACGCGACGGCCTTCACCTTCGGCCTGTTGACCGTCCTGCCCGCGTAAGGTTGCCCCAGCCCGCAAAGACAAATGGCCGCCGTCGCTCAAGGAACCACCTGCACCTACGGGGTCGCGGGCACGATCACGAACCTCTTTGTCCAGTCCTACACCGTGTCCGCCTCGTTCAATAACGAGAACATGGTGCAGGACGAGTCCGGCCTGACGAAGACCATGCGCTACGACGACCGCAAGACCGAGCTCTCCCTCGAGGGCGTGGTCAAGGCGAGCGGCGACGCCCCTGTCCTCGGCGCCACCCTTTCCTTCACCGTTGCCGCCAAGGGTGCCTATCCGTCCGGCACGGCGAGCAACTCCTTCGTCGGCGTCATCACGAAGATTGAGGAGAAGGGCTCGAACAAGGACTTCGTGAAGTACGCGATCACCGCGGTCGACTACGAAGGCGTCACGCCGGTCTAATTGACGCGAGCCCTGCAAGGGCTTTGACTCGCCCCCGTGGACAATCGTTTCCTGCGGGCATTCTCAGACCCGTCCTCCCGGGTGTTTTTCGGGAAGCGGGTTTTCCCTTTTTGCCTGAAGTTCAGGGTGCGGCTGCTCGCCATCGAGTCGCCCCTGGTCACGGTCGGGCGGAACATCAGCCCTGCCGACCTTATGATGGCGGTCAAGGTATGCGCCGAGGAGGGAGGGCTGGACTTCGGCTTCTGGGAGAAGGTTCGGCTGAGGGAGATGGAGTACCGCCCCGACAAGTTCGCCGGTGAGGTCGCCCGGTTCGTGGAGTATTGCCACCTCGACGCGTGGCCTAAGTACTGGAATGGGGCTAAGACGAGCGACTCGGCTGATGGGGTTGGGTGCCCGTGGCCTTTGATGATTGTGACGAACCTCGTGGCGAACGGCATCGATGAAGCCCGGGCTTGGGAGATGCCCGAGGCTCAAGCCATCTGGCTGTCGACGGCCTTCGCGATGCGTGGCGGGGCAAAGGTCAACCTGTTGACGACCGAGGAGGAGGCCTTCATGGAAACCCTGCGGGCTGGGGAGTTGCCTCCCCAGCAAGGTTAAACGATGGGACGCAAACTAGAGTGGGAGTTGTCGGGCAAGTCCGACGTGCCTCAGAAGATGGCTCAGGCCAAGGCTTCTATGGAGGGCGTCGAGGGTGCCGCCAACGCCGTCGGGAAGAAGTTCAAGGAGGCCTTCAAGGACATCGCCCTGGGCTTCGTGGCGCCGATGGTGCTCGTGCAGAAGGCGATTGGCTTCATTGGCGATGCAATCGAGAACCGCAAGCGGCAGGTGCAGGAGGCTTTGGACTTCGCCGATACGGCTGAAGCCAAGATGTTCGCGACCAACCAAGAGATCGAGGCTGGCAAGCGCCGCAAGGAGCAGCAGAAGACCGAGGAGGACAAGAAGAAGGCCGAGGAACTTAAGACGCAGGCCCGCATTCAATTCTTCCGGGAAGCGCCGGAAGGCATGGCTAAGGTCGAGGAGCACCTGGCGTTCATGCGCGAGATGAGGAAAGGCCCCTATGGTGGCATGGGTGGCGGGCTGGTCATGACCCCCGAAGATGTCGCCAACGCCATGGGGCAGAGTCAATTGCCCCCTCAACTTCAGGAGGCTTTCGACAAGTTCTTCGGCGCTAGCGCCGCCCAGCGCGCCGCCGCGGAGGCCGCCGCCGAGAAGGCTGGCCCTACCGCCTCCAAGATTGCGGAGGTATCCGGCAACGTGATCGGCGTCGGGCAGAGCCCGCAGCTCGACGCGATGCGCCAGCAAATCGTCCTTCAGGAGGACATGGCGAACAGCCTCCGCCAACTCGTCGAGGCTGACCAGGCGAAGCAAGGCTTCCGCCCCGAGCGAGGCTTCGACCTTGGCGGTATGGGCTCCTCTGGTCGCACCGTTTTCCCCCGCTAACCTATGGCTAAGATTTCCCAAGGCGACGGCTTGACCGTCCCGATGCTGCAACCGGGCTACACCATCGACGACAACGGCTACGGCGTGCTCACGTGCAAGGCGACCTACAAGTGCGACGCCTCGACGGCGGCGGACGTCATCACCCGCGGGGACGTCTTCGGCCCGGACGGTCGCCTATTCTGCCACAAGGTCAGCGTGTCCTATGGCGCGCTGG